TAGCCGTTGATGCCGCCATTGCTCTTTCCATATTTCGCAAAACTTCAGCGCCCTGCATTTTGTAATTCACAGCGTCGATACGACCCTTAATCTCTTCGTTCCGCGCCTTCATTTCGTATTGGACTTGCTCCGCCTGTGAGGAACGTACTTGAGCTATCCCACTGACGACTGAGCCAATGGCACCTATTAATTGTGCATTTTTTACAATAAACGCTAGTGCTGTCGCCATTCTACCCTCCTACGCTTACTTTGAAATCAAGCGACAACACTGTCATAAACAGTGGCTGGCTCTGAGAAATTGTGATTTGTGCATCTCGGTCGTAACCGCGAAACCCTTGGGTCTTTCTTGGGCCTGTGAATGCGGTAACCGCACCACTGCCAGACAAGGCACCTTGGGCCAGGTTAATGTCCGTGCCATTCAAAGTGATGTTTTGTGTTTTAAAGAGTAGGGGCGTTACTTCCAAAATGCGACGCTTTTGGCTCTGTTGTGACCCACTGGCCATGCGCGGCTCGAAAGGCTGCGTCTTGACCGTGATATCAAAGTTAAGGCCGACCTCTGCATATGTTGTTGGAACGCCGCCGAGCGTGACATTTCCAGACGACACAGTGCCGTCAGAGTCGACCAGATCGTCCCTGATGACCTTTACCGTCTTTCCCTCTAGATGAGCCAGCCCACCGGCGGTTGTATTACTAGGGACCGCCTGATCGGGCGCCACTGGATTGGCATAGTATTGCACCGCTGCATCCGTAGTCCGGTCGTCGTCAAATGTTTCCAAGTAGTATTTGGTTGCGCTGCCAACCGTGCGTTTTACCACAGTGTAAATCGTGTCTAAGTCTACCGCCACATCGACGAAATCACCGTCTGTGGTCCATGAAGCTGGCGCAACAATCTGTTGTGGCCGGTTAAGCATATAAGCAGAAATCGACCCCGCGAAGCCCACTGACGAAGCACGAAAACCAGTGGTGTCAGTGCCGTTGACGACCATAAGCAAATCGCCCTCGGTCGTATCAGTCGCCGGTCTGAGAGCCATGCGTTGCGGATCCACCAACATATGTGAGCTTAACAATGATATATTATTCGCCACATAGGACAGCTCGACGTCTGAGAAGAGCATTTCGCGAACCGCTTTGCCCTGGCGTTGGATAAACAGCGTACCGCCTTCTGCCGCTTGTGGCCGAATGCCGAGCTTGCTTCCGCGACGTGTGGCAGATTTAATCGTAATGTTGCCTGGTGTTATCGGGTCCAAATTAGCTTGCGGCACAAAGAACTCTGCGCCGGTGGTGAAGATTTGCAAGTCTCGGCCCGAGCGCATCGCGGTTATGGCATTGACACTGTCGGTAATGAGCGTTGCGGCAATGGCGTCGTCATCAAGCCCCTCGGCACCTTTGAAATTAAAATACTGTGCTACTTTAGAACCCCAGAGCGTTGCTGGTTCTGAAGCGCTGCCGCCAAACCACAAACGTCCTTCATGGAAAGTCGTCGTCCTGGGCCAGCCGCGATTATTTGACCAAGCGGTTTCGTGACCAGTTTGCAAAGTCCATGTACCCGACGCTATTGCAGAAGTTGAGAAAAACGGAACCTCTGTGACGGCGGTGACAACGGTGCCGCTGTTTCGACTGATAATGCGCGCGCGACCAAAGTCTGTGTTGTCGGTTATATATTGATCGATATGATCGTCTATAAATATAGAAGAGCTGGCCGTAAGCGTGATTGTCCCGCTCACCGCGCTTGGCGTCAGCGTGGCGTTTGGGTTGCTATCTACGGCTGTGAACAGCGATTTCGGGGGCGTCAGGGACAGGGCGGCAATCGTCCAAGTTGAGTTGTTTGCCCCGCGCACCACAGAGAACGGTGCAAAGTCTTCGTTGACAACTATCAATGTGTCCGCACTTTGCGTGAAATATGTTTTGTCCATGTCGATGGCACTGGTTTCGTAAAGAGTGCCAGTTGGAAAATCAAGGTAACTGTTGTTCGTAAAATCCGTTTTCGCAAGGCGTGTGCCGTCGCTGGTTGTCACCGCCAGGTTTGCAGTTGCTGGCGTATCCCGTTGGACAGTGACCACGTTGGCACCAGGCACCGGCGCAGTGAAACCGTCGATTGCGTCAATAGCAGCGGCCAAGCGCTGCGCAGTCACGTCGTTGCTTGTGTGCGGTCGGAAATCTCGTGTTACGCCGGTGGTATCGGTGGCACTGCCAGACCCACCGGCCAACGCCGTCAGAGTGTGCGCCGTGCCGTCAGCAAGTTTAAAGACCAGCGCAGCGCCCACTGCAATATTTGCATAGTCAGTGACGGTGATGGTGAAGGATTGATTTAAACCTGTGAGCAAAGTTTGATTGGCATAAAAGCGCAGTCGCAGGGTGGAAGATGCGTTGAACACTGACGCAACAATCATAAAATTTTGGGTGGTTGAGAACTCAAACGGGATAAGCAAGACACCGTTACCTGGGTTGTCCGCTGTCAAATCAGTTACAAACCGCAAGCCTGGGCGCCGGCTGAAACCGCCTTGTGGCTCAAACAGAACATTGTCGGCCAGGGCCACAGATGAATAGTATTGCTGCAAGTCTATGCGTCCGCGCAGAAGCGGGTCCAGCTCACCTACCGTGAAGCTCGCCTGATATTGCTTTAGCCGCCCCATCTAGCGAACATCCATTAGAATGTAATCTGATATAACAGACGGGGTTTGGCCACTGGCGTCAATGTTGACGGCCTGGCGAAAATAGCCGCCTCTCTGGCCCTCTCCAGGTGTGCCAAGTGCCACCGAGCGCCAGTATTCTGATTTGGTAGTTTGGTCTGTGATTACCTCTGCCATGTGCCAAGCAAGTTGGTAGGCCAAGAGCTGCACAAAGTACGAGGGCATCGCGCTCTCGTTGACAGATCTTTGGTAATCAATATGGATTTCTTCAGCATTGGTCATCAACACGGCCAAGCCAGCGGCTGACTGATTAATTTCCCAAGCCTTAAAGAGAGCAACACCCGCCGCGCTTGACATTCGAACCGCGCGGGGAACGCCCGTAAGTGTGTCCGATGGAATTGTATATTGGTAAATCCACTCGTTTGCCGGCGTTGCAGTATCGCGCGCAAGCTGGGTTTTGGAAATTGTAAACGACCAAGGGTACATCCCCAGGGTAGAGCGTGTAACTTCAGTGTACATCGAAGAGCATGCGTCCGAGGCAACCGAGCCATCCGTAAAACTGGTAATCGCCTCCGCTCCTAAAAACATCAGAGCTTTGTTGCAAATAGAAACCTGAGTATCACCCGCCGCCATGACAGTCTCCTAATAAATTGGCAGGGGGCGTTGCCGCCCCCCACCGGTATTTTTAGTCGCTGTCAGTCTGAGCGACAGTCGTACCGTCGCTGACGTCCACAACGCCGGAAGCGTTGCTGAGAACAATACAAATACTCATCGTTGGCGTGTTGTTGTCATAAACAAAAATCACGTCACCGATGGCCAGGAGCTGAGAAGCGCTGTTAAAGTATGCAGCCGAATTGACAGCCGCAATTGCGTCCGCCGAAGTATACGACCACATCGCGCTGTTACTGCCCTTTTTGGATTGGCCCCCAATTGGGTTGAGGCCTGTTAGTGCAAAAGCCATTTAAAAAACCTTTCCTGTTTATTCGGCGCAGACGACATCAACGATGCCTTCGACGTCTATTGCGGCAGCACCCATAGAAAGCATCGACGTCACTAAGAAAGAGGTTTTCTCGGGGATGTAGTTGATTTCAGTTTTAGGAGCTATTCCAACCGCGCAACCGAGCGAAGAACGGTGGAAGGCGAAGCAAGTGCGGTCTGAGCCTGATAGTGGCAGACCACCCTCATCACGGTCACCAACAATGTGGAACGTAAAGCCCATCATCTGATTGATGTTGCCCTGAACCAGTGCTTGCAATGTCTGAAAATCAGAGGATATTGCGCGCTCATCGCTAAGTAATCCGGCCAAGTTGTTGGCATGGACCACAAAATGACGATCGGTCGGTGGCACGTTGGCAGCATCGAGGCCTATTTTAGCTGCGATGATTTTGCCCACGTTCAGGTTTGAGCTAGCAGCCGAGCCAGAAGTCACTACCGTTTTGGCAACGGTTGTACCAGCGGACGCAGCCTCTAAAGCATCGATGAGTATTTGGTCCTCACGACGACCGATAGCATTGCCAACCACTTGAGCCAGCTCTTGACGTTCATCAAAGTTGACTTTTTGCTGATTGAAAATGTCTGAGTATTCACTGGCAACGTAGTCGCTCAGTGTCACAGAAATTTGGCTAAATGCAGCGTTAATAGGCACGACGTCCGTTTGTGGGACGCGAATTGACGCTTGGCCTTTGCCAACCTTTGGGAATTTGACGGTGTCACCAATGACACCGGTACGCATGCGCGCAGCACCTCGCAGAACGGCAGCGGCTTGGTAGGCCTGATGCACTTCTGCTTCGAAGAGTTGCACGAACGCTGGGGATAGATTCGTAGACATAATATACTCCAGCTTGAACCAAAAAAGTTAAGCGCCTTTTAGGTTGTCGGAGTATCTCCGGCCTCTGGCTTCGCGGATGC